AGTATGGTCGCGGCATGGCTAAGGTCATCAATCAACGCACTTCGTCGCGGGGTCGATAATGGCTAATTTCAGTATGAAGAAGGGTGGCAAGGAAGTCGGCTCTGCCGAAGTCTATGCTGAACCCCATAATATGAAGGGTCAAAAAGGCGCGGACGTTAGCAATAACGGATATTTCCCGGAACCAACCAAAGCAGATAAAGTGAATATGTCGGTGGGTAATGTCAACCGTAATGGGTACGACCCCAAAGCCAAAGATGATGGCATTGAAATCCGTGGTTGTGGCGCTGCTACTAAGGGCACCAAAGCCCGTGGCCCGATGGCTTAATCATGAACTACACACAGTTAGTTGCTGAGATTCAAAGCTATACTGAGAATCAGTTTGCAACTGATGATATAAACACGTTCATTAAACAAGCCGAACAACGTATTTACAATACGATTCAGTTCCCGTCGCTGCGTAAAAATGTTACCGGTACAACCTTTTCTGGTAATAAGTACCTTTCCGCCCCGGATGATTTTCTTGCAGTTTATTCTATGGCCGTTGCTACCGGAGTTACCGGGGGTAATATAAATACAGGCACATACGAATATCTGTTAAACAAAGACGTTAACTTTATTCGTGCCGCATATCCGTCACCAAATGATACGGGTGTACCTGCGTATTACGCAATTTTTGGTCCAACTACGACAAGTTCATCAGTTATTACAAATGAGCTTTCATTTATTCTAGGCCCAACACCAAACGCTCTTTACTATATTGAGCTGCATTATTACTATTACCCCGAGTCAATTGTTACCGCTACTACGTCTTGGCTTGGTGATAATTTTGATTCCGTTCTTTTTTATGGCTCACTGCTTGAAGCCTATACCTATATGAAGGGTGAGGCAGATGTTTATAGCGCGTATCAGAAACGCTATGATGAAGCTCTTGCTATGGCTAAGCGTCTGGGTGATGGCATGGAGCGTGGTGATGCGTATCGTGATGGTCAATACAAGCAGAAGGTGGTTTGATGAGTTTCACCGGTAACTACACCTGCGATACATTCAAGTCCGGGCTACTAGCCGGTACGTTTGACTTTGCCGCGCCGACTTCACAGACTTTCAAGATTGCACTGTATGATTCATACGCTACGTTGAATGCACAAACCACTGCGTACACAACCGACTATGAAGTTGTAGCGACGGGATACACCGCAGGTGGACAGACCATTACTCCGTCTGTAGGTTTCTTGGATGGCGTTTCATATTTGGATTTTTCTGACGCCACTTGGACTGGTATTATTACTGCTCGTGGCGCACTGATTTATCAAGATAGTAGTAATATCGCTTTGTTTGTTCTTGATTTTGGGGCGGATAAAACGTCCACTACCCAATTCCAAGTTCAGTTCCCTATAGCATCAAACACATCGGCGTTAGTCCGAATCAATTAAGGAGTTATCATGCAAAACGAAGAAGTCAAAATGAGTGACGCTACTGCGGCGCTTGTTGAACAAAATGGCGGTCTTGCTGACAGCGCTAAGGCTAGTGGCGTTTATCACATTCAATGCCATGACAAAGACGGCAACCTCAAATGGGAAGCCGAGTCCAAGAATCTGGTGGTCAACGGCGGTCTTCAGGATATGAATGCCAAGTATTTTACCGGTTCGTCGTATACGGCTGCTTGGTATCTCGGACTTTATGGCGCTGGCGCATCGAATTCGCCCGCTGCCGGTGACACCATGTCTTCCCACGCCGGTTGGACTGAGAATACTACTTACAGCAACGCTACGCGCCCTGCCTGTACGTTTGGCACCCCGACCACGGCAAACCCGTCTGTAGCCACTAATAGCGCCTCTCCTGCATCGTTTAGCATCAACGGTACAACTACTGTTGGGGGTGCATTCCTTGTCTCCAACAGCACCAAGGGCGGCAGCACTGGCACTCTGTATTCGGCCGCTGACTTTTCTGCCCCCGGTGACCGTTCGGTTGTTAACGGCGACACTCTGACCGTTACTTACACACTCAGCCTTGCTGGTTAAGGAGATTTAAATGGCTACCAAGTTTAAGAAGGGCGATGTCGTTAAGGCAGTCGCCGTTGTGCCGGAGGGTCCGGTTGAAGCCCTGCGTATGGATGAAGATGGTAATTTCTTCTACCAAATTTCGTGGAATGATGTTAATGGCGAAACCCAACAGCGTTGGTTTGCAGAAGAAGACCTTACTGCGGAGTGATTTAAATGGCGCTTGTTGTCAAAGACAGAGTACAGGAGACCACGACCACTACCGGTACCGGCACCATTACGCTTAATGGTGCTGTTAATGGCTTTCAGTCTTTTTCTTTTATCGGTAACGGTAATACTACTTACTACGCAATTGTCGGACAGAGCACCTTTGAGTGGGAAGTAGGTCTTGGCACTTACACTTCCTCTGGTCCTACGCTATCACGCGATACGGTGCTTGCATCTTCTAACTTTGGCTTTTTAGTTACGTTTAGCGCGGGGACCAAGGATGTATTCTGTACTTATCCGGCTGGTAAATCTATTTATCTTGATGCCTCTGGTAATTCTATTGCTCTTGGCACCATAGCAAGCGGAACAACTTTAACCAACGCTACTGGCCTGCCGCTCACAACTGGTGTTACTGGTACTCTGCCTATTGCTAATGGTGGCACTGGATTAACATCAGGAACTTCCGGCGGAGTACTTTATTACTCTGCTTCGGGCACATTGGCTAGTTCTGCGGCACTTGCCGCAAGCGCCATTGTTCTCGGCGGCGGTGCCGGTGCAGCACCAGCCACTACCACTACTGGTACGGGCGTGGTAACTGCTCTGGGCAACAACACAAACGCAACCGGGGGTTTTGTTACAACTAATGGCACAGCATCTTTAACAAACAAAACACTTACCGGCACACAAGAAACAGTCTTCACTATTACTGATGCTGCGGCGTTTGAAGTTGACCCTGCTAATGGTGGCATTCAGTTAATCACACTCGGAGCAAACCGCACACCCAAGGCAACAAACTTCACCGCTGGTCAAAGTGTCACTCTGATGGTTGATGACGGCTCTGCTTATACATTGACTTGGACTGATACTACTTGGGGTCCGAGCGGTGTTATTTGGATTGGCGGCGTTGCACCGACTCTGGCAACCACTGGATATACCGTGCTTGAGTTTTGGGAGGTTAGTAGTCAAGTTTACGGCGCAATCGTTGGGAGCCAATAATGCTCCACCACATGAACCGGGCAGTGTCCGGTAACACTGACAAGAATTTTGAAAACGTGGTGCTTCTGCTGCATGGTGACGGAACTAACGGCGCTCAGAATAATACGTTTTTAGACTCGTCCACCAACAACTACACCATCACCCGCAACGGTAATACTACGCAAGGTTCTTATAACCCGTATGGGGCGTCATGGAGTAATTATTTTGATGGCACTGGGGATTTTCTAACTTTTAGCACAAGAACTCTTAACGGAGATTTTTGTGGGGAGTGTTGGTTTTATAAAACAGCAAACCCAGCAAGTGCTTCTTGTATTTTTGGTGGTGCAGACCCGGCGGTTACAAATAGCAACACTCAGTTTGTTATTGAAAATACTGGTGCGGTGACGCTTGTATTAGTTGGCGTTATTGTAATCAATGCAGTTGGAACCGCCGCATTAATCAATCAATGGAATCATATTGCATGGGTAAGAAGCGGAACAGGAACAAATAATTGCGCTATTTTTGTTAACGGTGTTCGACAAGGTCAGGGTACATCTACATCAAACGTATCTACTTTTGACAGAATTGGTTGTATTGGAGCTACCAAGTTATCAATTGGATATATCTCAAACGCACGGATGGTTATTGGCAGTTCGGTTTATGACCCGTCACAATCCACAATCACTGTTCCCACGGCACCGCTCACGGCCATAACCAACACTCAACTGCTGACCTGCCAGTCCAACGGGTTCCGCGACAACAGCAGCAACAACCTAACCATCACTCGCAATGGTGATGTAAGCGTTCAATCTTTTAGCCCAGTTACTCTTACGCTACCGTACTCAACCTCACAAAATGGCGGCAGCGGATATTTTGATGGTAATGGAGACTATTTGGATGTGGGTAGTACGTCTTATAACATGGCAGGAAATTGGACCATTGAAATGTGGTTTTATACGTCCAGTGCATCTGGTATGTTGTTTGATGCTAGGCCAAACAGTACAAATGGGCTTTACCCAGCATTAATTATTAGCAGTAGTACCAGCTTGAATTTTTATTACAGTGCAGCAGACCATATATTTACAACACCAAATTTACTTAACTCATGGTTTCATGTTGCAATAGTAAAAAACTCTACAACAATTACCATTTTTTTAAATGGCACCTCGGTTTACACTGTTTCTGATACAAATACTTGGACTATTGCTGCTAGTCGCCCAAGGCTCGGGGCAAATGGCGCTTTCTTTGGAGTCGCACCATTACCTGTAACTGGGTATTTGTCTAATGTTAGAATTGTTAATGGTACTGCTGTCTACACTTCCAGCTTTACCCCTCCCGCTGGCCCACTCACTGCCATCACCAACACGCAACTGCTCTGCAACTTCACCAACGGCGCAATATTCGACAACTCGATGATGAACGTCTTGGAGACGATATCTAGTACGCAGATTAGTACAACATCGCCTAAGTTTGGCACTGGAAGCATTCTGTTTAATGGTACAACAGACTATTTAACAAGTCCTTTTGGACGAAACTTCACGTTCGGTACGGGTGACTTTACGATTGAATTTTGGGTCAGATTTACCGGCACCACAGGCAGGCAAGACATCCTTTGGATAAATGTTGGTGCGTCTGACCGATTGGGAATTATCTACAACATTTCCGCTAATAATATTACCTATTACATATCCCCGACTGTAGGAAATGCAATCAATGCACCTTTTACTCCCACCGCCGGTACTTGGTATCACATTGCATTAACTCGCGCCTCTGGGTTTTCTAAGTTGTTTATTAATGGGACACAAGGTGGCTCAACATATACCGATAGCCGCAACTACAGCACGGCGTATCAACTGTTTATGGGCAGGGACTCTAGTGCGGCATCATCTTATTTGAATGGCAGAGTAGACGACGTTCGTATCACCAGAGGCATTGCCAGATATACAGCCAACTTCACACCCTCTCAGCAACCGTTCCCAAATAGGTAAATAATGTTCATCGCTAAAATTCAGAACCCGGTTCCGGTGGACTACCGCGAGGCGTTCCCAAACACTTCATTTTCAACGAATGGCCCTAATGATGAATTTCTGGCCGAGCATGGATATGCCAAGGTTTCGGTTTTTCGTCCGCATGATTCCAGTACGCAGAAACTTATTTCATCTGAACCTGTGTTTGAAGATGGATGGGTCTACACCGTAGCCGTAGCCGACAAGACGCCGGAAGAATTGCAGGCTGACTTGGATTTGCAAGCAGCCAAGGTTAGAGTACAGCGCAACGAAAGGCTCGCCGAATCCGATTGGACGCAACTAGCAGATGCCCCGGTTGATTCTTTGGGCTGGGCTGTTTACCGCCAAGAATTACGTGATATTACGCAACATAATGGTTTCCCGTGGAACGTTGTATGGCCCAATAAACCAGAGTAATAAATGTTTTCACAAGCGCCATTTTCAGCAGCAGCCTTTTCTGCGCTTTTAAGTGCGGCAGGTGTGGTGTATGCGGCGAGCGTGTCTGAATCTGTATCAGCAACTGATGTAAACAATGCCGCGATAAGTGTTTTAAGTGATGTTGCCGAGTCTTCAACTGCTACAGATTCAGTATCATCTGTACGCACTTTGCCAACAGCAGTAGCAGAGTCATCAACCGCTACAGACTCCGTAAGTGCGCTTGCGTCCGTAATTTCCGCAGTAAGTGAATCTTCAACCGCTACAGATACAACATCTTCGGTACGAACGGTCTCCGGTTCTATTTCCGAGACATCAACTGCTACAGATTCAATAAGTTCACTTGCATCCGTACAGTCTGCCGTAAGCGAATCTTCAACTGCTACAGATTCATTAACCTCACGCATATCTGTACTTTCTACCGTAAGTGAGTCTTCAACTGCCACCGATTCAATAAGTGCGGCAACACCCGTAAGTTCTAGTGTAAGTGAATCTTCCACCGCTACCGATTCGGTATCGTCTTTACGCACCTTACCAACAGCAGTAGCAGAGTCTTCAACTGCTACCGATTCAATAAGTTCACTTGCATCTTTACAGTCTGCCGTAAGCGAATCTTCAACTGCTACAGATTCATTAACCTCACGCATATCTGTACTTTCCACAGTAAGTGAATCTTCAACCGCCACCGACAGCACGGCAGCGTTAGTTCCGTTTGTATCAAATGTGGCCGAGTCCTCCACTGCTACGGATGCAACATCTTCGGTACGAACGCTCCCCGGTTCTATTTCAGAAACATCCACCGCAACGGATTCAATAAGTTCTGGGCAAACGGCTAGGGCGAACATTCAAGAATCATCGACTGCAACTGACGCTGTAGCAACCAACTTTTCTGTTTTTTCTGCGGTTTCTGAAACATCGACTGCAACAGATTCGATGGTTGGAAGGCTTCCAATTGTCACAAACATAGCTGAAACATCTACTGCAACAGATAGCCAATCGGCTAAGGCAACTTACCCCAACGCTATTTCTGAATCTTCAACAGCAACTGACAGTCCTAGCGCCCTACAAACTGCTGTAAGAAGCATTCAAGAATCTGCCACGGCTACAGACACAAATAGCGCGGCACAAACAGTAAGTTCAACAATTTCTGAAACTTCAACCGCAACTGATAGTAATGCTGCTACCCCGATTTATCCTCGCGCCGTATCTGAAACTGCAACTGCAACTGATGATATATCCGCTTTAAGGACATTGAATTCATTCATCGATGAACTTGCAACGATTACAAATCCAGTGGATACGCCTACTGCACTGGTTGCGTTTGTTTCGTTTGTTGATGAAACCGTTCAGGCTACCGATAGCCCAACAGCAAACGCTGCATTCCTTGCAGCAGTTGTAGAAGCAATCAACGCAATGGACGCAGTAACCAGCCGGTTCCTATGGGAAATTATTGATGATTCCCAAGGCACAGTTTGGAATTTAATAAACAACGCAGAAACGTCAGGCTGGACGATAATCAACAACAATGAATCAACGACTTGGACTGTTATCCCGACAAGACCAACTTGAGGTTGCACTGTCAACCATTTAAACTAAAGCATTCCCAGAGGAAACAAAAATGGCAAGCACATATTCAAACTACAAAATTGAGTTGATTGGCACGGGCGA